AAAAAGAAAAAAATACCTGCTGGTAAAAAAGGAAAAGGAATCAGAATGCTAAAAAAGAAAGCACCTGAAGTAGCAAAAAGAATGGGATATAAAAAAGGAAGTAAATATGGCAAGTAAAAGCAAACCTGGCTTATGGGCCAACATTAACAGAAGAAAAAAATTAGGTATATCGAGACCTAAGTCTAAATCAACAATATCAAAGAAAGCTTATGCTAATATGAAAGCTGGTTTTCCTAAGAAAAAGAAAAAATAATATGGCTAAAGGTGTAAAACATTATTTTAAAGATGGAAAAGAACATAAAGGTTCTACACATAAGGATGCCAAAGGCAGACTTATGTCTGGTAAAAAACACACAGCATCAAGTAAATATTTAGTTCATAAAAAACAACTAAAGAAGAAAAAATGATAGCAAAAAAAGGATATGGTAGAGCGTTTCTACAACGTGGAACATCTAAAATTTTTGATCAGTTAGAATCAAAAGTTCCGTATCCAAAAGGACAAGAAGTTCCAAGAACGGGACTTAGATCAGGAAGTAAGTCTCCTGCGTGGCAAAGAAAAGAAGGTAAATCTAAATCAGGTGGATTAAATAGAAAAGGTATTGCATCTTACAGAGCTGCAAATCCAGGTTCTAAATTATCTATGGCTGTAACCACAAAACCTTCAAAACTAAAGAAAGGTAGCAAGGCTGCAAACAGAAGAAAATCATTTTGTGCCAGAATGTCTGGAATGAAAAAAAGATTAACTTCTGCTAAGACAGCAAGAGATCCAAACTCAAGAATTAATAAATCCTTGAGAAAATGGAACTGCTAAAATAACGAATGGACGATCTAGTCTTAATTCAAAAAATACAAAAACAAATACGAGAACTATACCAGAATGTGGGTGAATCCATGATAAGTGGAGGCGTTGACAATATGGAAAAATACAAGTATATGTTAGGACAGGCACATGCCTACCAATATATTTCACAGGAAATCTCTAACCTGCTAAACAATAAGGAGCAAAAAGAAGATGAACAATTCAGAGACCTCACAAACGTTGTCCAATTCGAACAACGAGATCCCGAAGCATAATAATGCTTTAGAAGAAAAATACAAACTAGCAAAAACAGCAGAAACAAAAAGATTAGATCCAGAAAATATTCAAGGAGTCGTTGATGACTTACCTGAACCATCTGGTTGGAGACTTTTAGTTTTACCTTTTACACCAAAAGAAAAAACTAAAGGTGGATTAATTATTGCCCAAGAATCTTTAGACAAAGCAAGAATCGCAACTAACTGCGGTTATGTTTTAAAGATGGGGCCACTTGCATATATGGACAAAGATAAATTTGAAACTGGTCCTTGGTGCAAAAAAGGAGATTGGGTGATCTTTGCAAGATATGCAGGATCACGATTACCAATAGAAGGCGGAGAAATCCGTATTTTAAACGACGACGAAGTTTTAGGAACTATAAAAGATCCTGAAGCTGTGTTGCATTACATTTAACATAGGAGGAGACTATGCAAGAACAAGAAACACAAAATATGGTTGACATCGATACTACAGGTCCTGGTGCTGATATTGAGTTAGAAGATCAGAAACCTGAGAACGAAGTTGAAACCAAAGAAGACCCTAGCTCCGCGCCACATGATTCTACTGACGAGACTGTAGAAGCGAGCGACGAGAAGCAAGAGACTAAACAGGAAGAAAAACCTGAACAGAAGAAAGAAGAATTAGAACAGTACAGTGAATCTGTACAAAGAAGAATTGCTAAACTAACTAAAAAATGGAGAGAAGCAGAACGTCAAAAAGACGAAGCAATAACTTTTGCTCAAATCCAAAAAGAACAAAGAGAAAAGTTAGAAAAAAAATATTCTTCAGTAGAACAAGCTGGTGTTAAAGACAGAGAAGAGCGAATCAAATCAGGTATGCAAGCAGCAGCCGCTAAACTAGCAGCAGCTAGAGAAGCGCAAGATTTTGCAGCTGAAATTGAAGCTCAAAAAGAAATAGCAAAACTAGGATATGAAGAAGCTAGACTTATAGAAGCCAAAGCAATGGCTGAAGAAGCGGTTAAATCTGCTCCAAGAGAGCAAGAAACGCCTAGAATCACGCCACAACGAACCGAAATGACAGATCCTAAAGCAGAGTCTTGGGGAGCTAAAAACAGATGGTTTGGTACTGATACTGCTATGACTTATACGGCTTTTGACATACATAAAAAGCTAACTGAGGAAGAAGGATATGACCCTTCAAGCGACGAATATTATGCAGAAGTTGATAAAAGAATAAGACTTGAATTTCCGCACAAATTTGATACAAGTTCAACTAAGGTTGAAAATAATACGACCAAACCGACACAAATAGTAGCTTCAGCGAAGCGAAGTGTAAAACCTGGTCGCAAAACCGTGAGACTCACCCCTTCTCAGGTTGCAATCGCTAAAAAATTAGGAGTGCCATTGGAAGAATATGCGAAACAATTAAAAATCACGAAGGAGGTATAAGCATATGGAAAATAAAACAGATAACAAAACTTCTCGTGCGAGTCAGTCAAGGGAAAAAAACAAAAGACCTGCGACTTGGACTCCACCATCATCTTTAGATGCACCACCTGCGCCTGACGGATTCAGACACAGATGGATAAGAACTGAGGTATTAGGTTTTGACGATACAAAAAACATGTCAGGTAAATTTAGATCTGGCTGGGAACTCGTTAGAGCAGATGAATATCCAGACCATTCTTACCCTCAAGTGGCCGAAGGCAAGTACGCAGGAGTAATCGGAGTTGGCGGCCTTGTGCTGGCAAGGATACCAGAGGAGATCGCAAGAGCTCGACAAGCTTATTTTGCACAGCAAACTAAGGATCGAGACGATGCAGTAAACAACGATCTTATGAAGGAGCAGCATCCAAGTATGCCTATCAATAATGAGAGGCAGACTCGTGTAACTTTCGGTGGTACAAAGAAAAGTTAATTTTTTAACGATTCTCGGGTTAATCCCTACCATTGAATTAACATTAACCGTAAAACTATTTAATTAGTTTTACAAAAGGAGAAAAAATATGGCTAATAAAGACGCTGCTTTCGGATTGAAAGCAATCGGTAAAGTTGGTCAGAATAAAGACAATCAAGGTCTAAGTGAATATAGTATTGCAGCTTCTGCAACAGCTATATATCAAAACGATCCAGTGCAAATGTTAGCAACTGGAACTATTGGTGTAGCTGCAGCAGGGGACGTTTTATTAGGCTCACTTAACGGTGTCTTTTATACTGACTCTTCGAGCTCAAAACCTACATGGGAAAATCATTTAGCTGGATCTAACGCTGCAACAGACATCGTTGGATTCATTTCTGATGACCCTTATGAAAGGTTTGAAGTTCAAAGTGCTGGTACAGTTGCCCAAACAAACATTGGTAATTGTGCTGACATAGTATACGCAGCTGGTAGTTCACCAAACTTTGTTTCAAAAGTTGAAATTTCTGGAACAATGGCAAACACTGCTGCTCAATTAAAAATAATCGGAGTTTCAAAAGATCCTGATAATAGTGACTTAAGTTCGGCTAATCCGAATGTAGTTGTTACTATCAACGAACACTTCTTGAAACAAACGGCAGGCATATAATAGGATAGGAGAATAATATTATGGCAATATCACGATCACAACTAGTTAAAGAACTAGAGCCAGGATTGAATGCACTATTCGGCCTGGAGTACAAAAGATACGAAAATCAGCATGCTGAGATTTTCGACAGCGAGAATTCAGACAGAGCTTTTGAAGAAGAAGTAATGTTATCTGGATTCGCAAATGCTCAAGTTAAACCAGAAGGTTCTGGAGTAACTTTTGACAGCGCTCAAGAAACTTTCACTGCTAGATACACGCACGAGACAATTGCTCTTGCATTCTCAATCACTGAAGAAGCGATTGAAGATAACTTGTATGACAGATTATCATCTAGATATACAAAAGCATTAGCAAGATCTATGGCGAACACTAAGCAAGTAAAAGCTGCGAATGTATTAAACAATGCATTCAGCTCTAGCTACGCAGGTGGAGATGGAAAAGAGCTTTGTGCTACTGACCACCCAACTATAGCTGGAACTTTCTCAAATGAATTAGCAGTATCTGCTGACTTAAATGAGACATCTTTAGAGCAAGCGTTAATTGATATCGCTGCTTTCACAGATGAAAGAGGCTTAAAAGTAGCTGCTAAAGGAATGAAAATGATTATTCCTTCTGAGTTACAATTTACTGCTGAGAGACTGATGAAATCAGCTCAAAGAGTGGGAACAGCTGACAATGATACAAATGCTATCAGATCTATGGGGATGTTACCTCAAGGTTATGTAGTTAATAACTACTTAACTGATACTGATGCGTTCTTTATCAAAACAGATGTACCTAACGGTATGAAGTTGTTCGTAAGATCACCAATTAAAACAGCTATGGAAGGTGACTTCGATACTGGAAACGTTAGATACAAAGCTAGAGAAAGATACAGCTTCGGCTGGTCTGACCCTAGAGGTATCTTCGGTTCACCTGGTGCGTAATCACTAGATTAACGAAAAATAAATTAGGGCGATCCTTGTGGTCGCCCTTTTTTTATGGTAGAAAGAAAAACTCATGAAAACATTTACCGTACAGATTAGATCCAGAGGATACTTCACAAAGTTTAATGTGACTTGCTTAGACAGCGAGGAAGCGTTAAATGATGCGATAGTTGACAAACTAGGACAATCTGATATAGTATGGGAACCAAGTGGATTTTACGATACCCGTAAAACCTGGATAACCTATGAGGAGGTTAATGATGCAAACACACGTTCAATCCCTTTACAAACAGAAGAGGGGTCTAGAACTACAATGGGAGCAGCACTATAACGACGAGGGTAGATATACTCTCGATATGGTTAGGATTGATAACAAAATTAGAGACGTTATTAATCACATTAAATTAGCAGAAGCAAAGCAAGCTAATTTAGTTAGCAAAATAGAAGACGCTGCGCCTGAAGTTTCAGTAGCTACTTAGTAAAAACGCTACTACATTACTGAAAATCACAACTTCAATACAAGATCGCTTGCACTCTATTAAAATCTGATATATAAAATCATTACTATACAATTAAATTCTGCATAGACGAGTATAGTCGACGGCCAAGAGACTATGTAGAAATAACTTGGAGGATATAACAATGGCACAAACTACTTTTTCAGGTCCAGTAAAATCAGATAATGGTTTTATCGCACCTACTTACACTTTAGCAACTTTACCTACAGCAACTGCTGGTTTGGTTATCTATGTTTCTGATGCAACTGGTGCATCTTTAACTGGATCTCTTTGCTTCGGTAATGGTACTAACTTTGTAGACGTGACTACTGGCGCAGCCGTAGCATAATTAATTATAGAGCTCCTTCGGGAGCTCTTAAAATTTAGGAGAACAAAATGGCAAGTAAAGGCGACATACAAGCAACAAGATCAACAGCAGCAGCTGGAGCAACAGCAATAGTTGCACAACCAATAAGATTAAGAGGTGTTATAATCGCTTCTGATGGTGTTGGCGCAGGTGTTTTAGAATTAAGCACAACTTCAAATGCTGGAGCAACTCTATTTGTTGGAGATGTACCAAATGGAGATGTTATTAATCTTTCATTTCCTGAAGATGGAATTTTATTTCCACAAGGTATTTATTGTAAAACAAAAACTAACATTGCTGCTTATACATTATTGACAGATAAATTTTCTGGACCAAACTTAACAGCGTAGGAGGCTAAATGGCTAATACTACCTCGGGAACAACAGTCTTTGAAAAAGGGTTTTCTATTTCAGATATAGTAGAAGAAGCTTATGAAAGAATTGGAATACAAGGTGTTTCTGGATACCAATTAAAAGGTGCAAGACGTTCTTTAAACATTATGTTTCAAGAATGGGCTAATAGAGGTTTGCACTATTGGGAAGTTGCAAATAATTCCTTAACCCTGGTTCAAGGTCAATCTGTTTATACTATGTATAGATCAACATCAGATGGTACATCTGATGCCACAGCTATTTATGGTGTTGATGATATATTAGAAGCTTCTTATAGAAACTCATCTAGTGTTGATACTCCACTTACAAAAATAAATAGATCTACATATCAAGGACTTGCAAATAAAACTTCACAAGGAACTCCTTCTCAATATTTTGTACAAAGATTCATTGATAAGGTTACAATCACTTTATATTTAACTCCAGGTGCATCTGAAGCAGGTAATTTTATTAATTACTATTATGTAAAAAGAATTCAAGATGCTGGAGCATATACAAATGATGCAGATGTTCCATATAGATTTGTTCCGTGCATGTTAGCTGGTTTAGCTTATTACTTAGCAATAAAATTTGCTCCAGAGAGAATACAAAATTTAAAACTGTTATATGAAGATGAATTAAATAGAGCGCTATCTGAAGATGGTTCTTCTTCTAGTTCTTTCATATCACCTAAAACTTATTATCCAAATGTCTAATTTTTCAAAAGGTAAATATGCACAATTCATTTCTGATCAATCAGGTATGGCATTTCCATATAAAGAAATGGTTACACAATGGGATGGATTAAGAGTACATGTTTCTGAATTTGATCCAAAGCAACCACAATTAGAACCAAAACCACATGGTGCAGATGCTCAAGGTTTACCACAAGCTAGACCAGATAGAGTAGAACCAGCGGTACCTAATTTGTTACCAGGTAACCCTATTTCAACAGTTAGTGGATCTGGTGTTATTACAATAAGAGAACCTTCACACGGTAGAGCAAACGGAAGCACAGTTGTCTTAAGAAATGTAGATGGTAGCCCAGGAGGATTAGCATATTCTTTGTTTGAAAATGCAAGTGGATTTAGTAT